GGTAGTGCTTCTACCTCGACCGCTTCTATGTCTTCATCTGACAGCATGCCGCCTTCACGGTCCATCAGAGATACTTGGGGTGTGTCACCGTTTGCCATAATTTTTATCCTACCGGTACTATTTGTGGGGGAACAGGTTGTCTACCCCCCGGTCCTCCGTCCGTTTTTGTGCTTTGACACATAGGAACCCCGTTCGCAAAGGTCAACACATAGCCTCGTGGGCACTGATATCTTTGATTAGATTCTAGACCGAAGGCTCCAGGCAAAGAACTTTGTGCTCCGGTGTTGAGATTACCACCCTCGGGGAGACTCATTAATAAAGCGTTTGTATTGACGTTGATATTACCGGGGTCTATTGTTCCCACACCCACTCCTGCCATACCTACGTCTGCCCCAGAGTCAGTGGTAGTGCCGGTGGTAGTGCCGGTTGTTGTAGTTGTGCCTGATCGACCTCGAACCGGTCGGAATCTCAAAGTGCCTGTACCGACTGTGCCCCTCGGGACAGGTTTGAACACTTCCGCTACGTAAGCGTTTTCTTTTTGTTCATCGGTCAATTGTTGAAACGGATAATAAGTTTGCCGGATTTGCATATCCTGACTGCTAGGGTATCCGGTCGTATACTCGGATATTGCGCTGCTCACATCAAAGTTTGGCTGACCCAAAAAGCTCATAATGCCGCCTTGTGTATTTGTTGTGTCAACTGTCCCAAAACTACCACGATCTATCACCTGGCCCGTATCTGTCGGCGTGGTAAATAAATCACCGGCGGCAGCTTGTGCTTGCTCACTGGCCTGCAATAACTCTCCCTGAGTCGGTCCTTGGTAAATTGGATCTGGATCTAGGGCAACTGCCAGTTCTGCCTCAAGTGCAGCGGCGTCTGCATCCTGTTGTTTGATATCGGCATCTAAAGTAAGAGTTTCTACAGTGGCCGCATCAGCACCTTGGTTTGTCGCCTGGGCAAGCGCAGCATTCGCCGTATCAGCGATTACTTGCTTGTTGGCCGCATCCTCCATTTTATCTGCCGCATTTTCAACCCGTGTTTCTTGAGCCTGCGTGGCAGCCGCAGTGGCTGTAGCAGCTTCTTGGGCCAGCACTTCTGCTGCGGTGGGGCCTGTCGTCACAGGATCAGTGGTCGTCGTTTGACTAGCGGCTTGGGTGGCAGCTTCATTCACAGCTTGGCTTATCGGATCTACAAAAGTTTCGGTAGTGGTTTGTGTCGTGGTAGCAGCGGGATCAGTCGTCGTGGTCGCGGCTGTGGTTGTAGTATCCTGTGTCGCCACAGGGTCAACATAAGTGAACGGATTATTACCTTGTGTGGTTGTCGTCACAGAAGTATCTGAAACAGGTTCGGTTGTAGTCGTTGTTGTGCCGGTCGTGTCTCCGGTGCCTGCTCCCGTCCCTGCCCCAGCCTCTGGCCCTGTCGGGGACTGTAGAACGTCCGTGCCCTCGTATAACAGCATTCCGGGTTCAAAAGGAGTTTGTCCGGGGGATGTGCGGGCTAACTCCTCTGCGCCTTCTGGCGTTCTGTAGTCAGACACTCCGGGAGCAGAAAAGAACGGGTTTACTTTTAGTTCTGGTGCGGCCGAATATGCTTGCACGGCACTGTCAAAACCCATGTCCGATGTTTGTGGCTCTGCAACAAAGGGATCAACGACAGTTGTTGGGGCAGTTCGAGTCACAGGAGCTGGATCAGCAGTCTGTTCCTGCGCCGCATTCTGTTGTTCCAACGCTGCGAGTGCCTCGGCGACGGTGGTTGGATTGATTTCTATATCAAGGCCACGGGGACCAAAGTCTCTGAATCCGGGTGCTCCACCCATAAACATACCCTGCGGTGTTCCACGTGGAACACTCATTCTTGCCAAGGGTCCCGTGCTGTAATTTCGGATAAGACCGGATAGGCCCCTCGATAAAACTGGTTGGTTAATCATACCCCCGTTGGCTCGTTCTAAAGCCCGTATCGAGCCGTCTTTGCGAAACATTCGCTCCCTTCCTTGACGAAGAAAACCACCTATGCCACCAAGGGCTTGCATTGCATCTTCTGTGGCTTGTCTCTTGGTTGCATCATCCATAGCCAACCGCTGCATCGCTCCTTGCTCTTGCATCTCCATTCTTTCATACGCGGATTGGCTGGCAAGATCTCTGGCTCTTCTTTTAGCTTCGTTGGACGCTAATACCTCATCAAGTCTTTCTTGCGTGAGAATTCGAAAGCCCTCTGGGACAGGATCGAAATCTCTTATTGTCCGTATTCTCCCTGTCCTGTCAGATATAATTTTTACAAGCCCTAGATTCCTATCCTCCATCGGCTTGACAGCTTCCGATTTTTCTCGGGCCTCACTCAATAATGGTACAGGAGTTTCGTCTCTAGGAGAAAAGTAACTTCGAATGGTTAGTTGATCAGAGCCTTCAAAAATTTTTGCAAGTTCCGGGTTTTCTTCTATCGCCTCTTTCACCGAAATCTCTTCGAAATATTGATTACGCTCCGGGTCAAATTCGTACCCTCGCTCCTCCATAACCGGATCTCGAAACGCTCCACCACCCTGGCTAAACCCCTCGGGCAACTTTCCATCGGGACCCACTTTGTCACGGATCTCCTGCTCAAGTCTTTCGACTTCTTGCTGGTCCTTCATTCGTTTTTTTTGGATTCTGGCTCTGACAGGCGGGGTTGGGTTTTCAATCTCAAGCTCACGGTCAGCTTTTGCAACCATGCCCCTCTTCTGTGCGAGTTTCAGCATGAGCTGACG